CTTTTGGGTACTCTGGAACTACTGATAATGGATATTGTGGAGGAGTCTACGTTTCAACCGTCACTGGTTGGATTGTTGGAATCCACTACTTGGGAATGAAGCCTCCCCATGCAAATAGGGGGCTAATCATTACCAATCCTTTAAACTAATGGGTCCGCATCTTTCTGGAGTCTTTGGGTATCTCCCCAGTTCTATCCAGGAAAGATGTTTGAAAAATTGCTACCAGAATAAAAAGAGCAAGGAGTTTGAAAAGTTTGACCATGATGGTGAGTATTCTGCTTACTATTCAGGTTGGACCTTATTCAATCTCGTTGTGGAGAAAAATCAGTGTAAACCGGATGTTTACCTATCCCAACTTTTAGAGAAATCAGGCATAGATGTTGAAGCATTGAGGAAAATTTATGGGTTAACTCCTCCTTCAGTGGAGGCTGTTTATAAGGACTATTACAAATACTTAGTAACGTATAGTAGCACCTTTATTTACTCTCTCAGTGAAAAAGCCGCCATATGGCAGTATTTTCAATTTTCTGATGCTTTTGGTTCCTATAATCGTATGGACGTTTTATCGATTGATGATGTTCTTCCTTTCATTGAGAGGCAGAAATCAGCAACAACATTCTTAAACAAGGTCTTCAAGAACAAAGGACAATGTATTGATAGTGAAGAGTTTCGTGACTCATACTGTCGATTTTTGTATTCTTTAATTACTGATGAACAAATTGAAGTGCCAAAAATGGCCGTCCGCAAAGAAGAGATTCGTCTCATGGAGAAAATAAATGAAGGATCTCAAAGATCTTTTATTTTGTCTTCATTGTATTATATTCTTACAGGACATCAATGTTACCTTGATTTTGATGTTGCTCATGCAACCAAATGGTTTGAGACAAGAACTGGAATGGGGATGAGTTTATTTAATGGACAGTATGAAAAATCTGTTATTGAAGACCTCAATCCGCAGTTCAAATTCTTCGCTTTTAAAGATGTTGGAAAGTGGGATTCACGGACCGTTTATGCAGTTACTGAAACATTGACGCCTATATACAATCAGTTTTATCCGAAAAGGATTTACAAATTGTATGAACTTTTAGGGTCATGGAGTAAGAATGCTGTAGAAATTGGAATTCCCGATATTGATGTTGATACATATCGACTTCGATATATCCTTAATCAAGAAGAAGCACGAGGACCAGTTGTTATGCCACGAGGAGAAATTATGTTCAAAGGGAGAGGTACTGATTCTGGAACGAACCGAACGACGCCGAAAAATGTAGATGTTCATGACAATTTTCTTTTTCAAGGAGCGATCGATGTAATGGGTTCTTATTCACGAGCTACTTATGACAAATTTCGTAAGAATTATGTCGTACATCATACAGGTGATGATGAAAAGTTTGCTGGAGTGGATGGAAAACCATACTTTCGCATGTTGGAAATTATGAAAAGTGTTGGTTGGGAGATTGATGGAAAAGAATGTTCTACCCCTTGGGAGATGGAATATTTATCTTGTAAACCCGCAGAAGTAGAAGTAAGATTTCTTGGGAAAAGGATTGTACCTGTGGTCAATTCTGCAAAAGTTATTGCTTCACTATGTGATAAGATGAAAGTGACAGAAACTTTGGAAGAAAAGTTGATGCGCATCTGTGCAGCACGTTTACTCTGCTGCTGGACTGCGGACTCACCGTATTTGGAAGAAGTGAATCGCTTATTTTTGAAAGATAATCCACAATTTCTTAAACATACATTGAATAAATCGATTGAAGAACTACGTTTCATGTATTTTGGTTCGCTCGAGAGTTTGAGTGATGAGATGGTCGATCTTATCTTTTTTGTCGATCAGCTTTTGTTTGATTTGGGTGGCCAAAGACCTTAAATTTTGCAAAGGCCCAAATAAAAACCTATCGGGGAAAATCAAAAATACTCCCCACACAGATATCACCAAACATTTACATCCCAAAAAACACAAAAAACAAAAACAATCAAAACCATTATGGAAGCAGTCGTTGCAAAAATTGCGGACAAAGCCATAGACAAGGCAATCACTGCGATGAATTCGAAGAAGAAGAAATCCTCTGGAAAGGAAAAAGGAACATTAAAGGCACAAAAGAAAGCTAAGGCTATTCTCAAAGCACGTTCTGCTCCTGTTAAGAAGACTGTTGTCAAAAAGATAGCAGAACCTCAAAAATCAGTTGCAATTGTTCCAAAGCACGAAGTAGTAGGACCTAAAAAGGACTTACGAAAAGTCGAATTACCTACTAGAGTTGGCTATAAGTTTAAGCCTTCTTTTCACAAAACGACTCCTACCAAACATAAAGGAAAGGATGCTCATAATGTGGAGGGAACTGAATTTTTTGGATTTGTTAAATCCGTCAATTCTTCGTACAGAGAAATTTTCAATCTTCCTATTAATCCAGTTGCCATTTCAGGAACTCGTCTTCAGTTTCTCTCAATGTTGTATCAAAAGTTTAAGTTCAAAAAGATCAGAATGGAATATCTTCCTGCCTGTTCTACTTCAACAAATGGACAACTTATGATGAGTCACATTGATGATCCTGAAATTGGTCTTCCTATGGATGGATCCTTACCATTTTTGAACACGCTCAGTTCTATCCCAGGTGCGGTTGCATTTCCGCCATGGACCGAATGTGAACATAGCTTCTCACCGTCTCAATCAGATCCCCGTGAATTTTATATTAACCCGGACATTGAGGGAGAGCAAAGATTTGTTTCACAAGGTGAAATGAAAGTGTTAGAGATGGCACCGATTACTGTCGCTACAATTGGATGTATCATGATTCATTATGAAGTTTTACTTTATGAACCAATCGTGAGTGTCACAAATATTGCAAATTGGTCTAACCAAACAATAGTGACTACTACACTCAATTTTTCAGACGGTGGTCCAACTGGATTCACTTATATGATAATTGGCTCCACAAATACTTTTCTTGCAGTGAGTACTATTTATCTTTTCTATCTGACTTTTGGCTATGGAGGTTTAAAACCCTTCGAGATTTATTTTGTTAAGACCCCAGCAACTTTTGCTGGTGGAAATACAAATATTTATCATACTGCTGTTGATGCACAGCAGCAAAATAGCAACTCTGTTGGTGGAAGTTTTTTCTCAGCCGGAAGTTTTATACCTCCAAATGGGGCAATTTACTTTTCAACCAGCATAGGAAATGTCGGTGTGAAGGATCCAGTGCAAACTCTTGAACAGCAAGTAATTGCTGACCATGATGAGTTGACAGAACTCTTAGCACGAGTTGATGCACTTACAAAGCAGTCAACACCCTCTACTCCAAGGTTGAGTGTGGAGGATGCAAAAAGAAAAT